TGCTCGATATCGAATCGGTGATACCGGATCGGTTGCGCACTACGTTAGAAATACTTTGCAAAGAGACCGCTTAATGGACTTCAAGGTCGAACTCAAAGGCTTGCAGGACTTGAATCGCAAACTCGAAGGACGCATCCGCCGACTTGAGCAGTCAGTCCTTAGAAAAGCCCTCATAGCCTTCGCACAACCCATCCAGGCGCACGGCGAGCGGCTGGCTAGGACAAACATATCGCCACGCATCAAAGTCGTGACCAATACCAAGCTGCGCGGTGCTGCGGGCACTGTAAAGATCGGCCCATCCACCGAAATATTCGACACCGACAGAAACGGGCGCTCGGTGACAATGGCTAATGTCGCCTACTGGTGGGAGTTCGGCTTCAAGCTGCTCGGGCCGCCGTACGCGTCGAAGAAGGGCGGGCCGGTGATCCAGCATTTCGGGGCCCGGCCATCGATGACCCCGGCCTTTGAATCCCAGAAGGGGCCGGCCTTGGATGCCTTCACACAGGTCATGCGTGAAAATTTAGAGCAGGAAGTATGACGCTGGAAGAAGTCATCGTCAATCAATTGCGCGGTTATCCACAGCTCACGGCGCTTGTGGATAACCGCATTTACCCGTCGACTTATCCACAGAACGCGACCCTTCCCGTGGTGATTTATCAACAGACCTCGCGCCTGCCCGAATACTCGCATGACGGTGCCTGCGGCGCCGAAGAATCGCGCTTTCAAATCTCATCGGTTGCGTCGAGCTATTCGGTTGCGCGTCAGACCGCGGATGCGATCCGTGGCGCATTAAAGCCGTGGGAAGATCATCCCGCGGTTCAGAGCGGAATCACGATCGGCGGCGTCTTCATGGAAGACGAGCTCCCGATCTACGCGCCCGCCGATGTCGAGAGCCAATCGACGCACCATATTCTAGGTGACTACCGTTTCTTATGGGGGAATTGATATGGCAGTCAGAGTTTTTAACGAAGTAACCGAGATCCGCAATCTGCAGAAGATCATGGCGCTGGCACCGACCGCCGACTCGATCGACGATATCTTCATCGCGCCCACTGTCACCACGGACGGCGTATCTTTCAAGGCGACGGGCCGCGAGATAGTCACGATACGCAACACTCATGCGTCGAGCGCCTGGACCTGGACGCTCAAAAGCGTTGCCGATTCGCTCAATAGGGTCGGCGATGTCGGGCCCTATTCACTGGCGGCGGGCGATGCATCGACGATCTTGATCAACGGCTCGGGTTTTACCGACGCCAATGGCAACGTCAATATCGTGATGAATGATCTATCGGTCAAGGTTGCCGTCAATCGAGCGCCGAGCCAGCTTTAAGGAGTAAACCATGTCAACTTACATGCTGGCCAAGGGCAGCAAGCTCTATAGAAAAAATCCGACATCATCGACTTACGAAGAGATCCCGCAATGCACCGTTTTAACCGGGCCGCAGATTCGGCAGGACTTTGACGAGATAACCAATCACTCATCGCCGGGCGGGTATAAAGAATACGCCGCGACGCTTAGGGATGGCGGCGAGCTGCCGTTAGAAGTTCTCTGGGACATCATCAATATCCCGATCCATGTAGTGCTGTATGACGACGCGGTCGCCGAGCCATTGCCAGTCAGATTGTGGGGCATCATTTTACCGGGCGGCCTGCATGGCTGGGGATTTCCCGGCTTCTTGACCTCGCCGGCGCCAAATCTGGATTTTACCAAGGCTATACGTATGGGCGCGACGGTCCGGATCAGCGGCGCGCCGGTGCGGGTTACTACGGGCACGGCCGGATTACCATAAAATGAGAGCAGGCGTACAACCTATTGAAATCGACCTCGACAAACCGCGCCGGCTGTTATTGACCGTCGGCGGGCTCAAGGCGGCAGAGCGCGAACTCAACAAGTCGCGAGGGCTGCAACCGCGCAAAGCGATTTTCCGGATCATGATGGAAGAGTTGCCGCAGGTCGAGCAGGGCGACGTTGGCATGGACTTCTGCGAGGCGATTTTATGGGCCTCGATGCTCCATGAAGATCCCGATCTGTCGATCGACGCGGTCGGCCAGATGCCCTTCGACCTGCGCGACGTGATGCAGTTGACCTTGAGAGTTATCACCGAAACCTATTTAAAGATCGAGCCCAAGACAGACGAGACGCCCATTGAATCAGCGGAAAAAAAAAATTTGATGAAACTCAATGGGACAGCGATCTCTGGTCCTTCGCTCGAATAGACTTAGGACTTTCCTCGCAGGAATTCTGGGCGCTCACACCGTTCGAACTCCGTTTATTATCAGAGCAGTGGATTGAAAGAGAGAACCGCCAGGCGCGTCCCGTCGCGCTCCTAACTGCCACGGTCGCCAATATGTTCGGCGGCCGCGGCCAGCCGATCGAGTTTGCCGATCTGCTGCCTTTTCCACCATCACCGAAATATCTTTCAGAGGAGGAATCGGAATTTTTCTTGGATAAATTTTTCGCGAAGGTCGAGAAAAATGCGCAGTAATACGGCAAGTGTGCTAAAGTCTGCGCTCATGACTATTATTTGCAAAAAATGCGAAGCTGCACAGGACAGTTCGGAATTTTACAAAAACGGCAGAGGCTATTGGACGCGAGAATGTAAAACGTGCAAAGCGAAGCGCCAGGTAAAATGGCGAGCAGATAATCGTGAGCACGCAAGAGAAGCGCAGCGGATTCACATGCGTAAATACTATGCGGCGAATCCTGAAAAATGCGCGGAGAGCCGGAAGAAATATTATGACGCCAATACCGGCAAGATGAGACAATATAGTCGCAAATATTATTGGATGAATCCCGAAGCAGCGCGTGAAGCTGTTAGAAAATCATATCAACGCAATCCAATACCGCGGCGAGAATATGCAAAGCACTGGAGATTAAGAAATTTAGAAAGAGATAAAGAGAATGACCGCAAATGGCGACTCAACAATCCTGATAAAGTGAAAATTTTAAAGCAACAATATTATGGTCGAAGAAAAGCGTGGAAGCTTGGAAATGGTTTTGAAAAATTTTCATTGAAAGAAATTTTAAAACGCGATGGATACAAATGTCATATTTGCGGTAAGCGCGTTGCTAAAAAAAATCTTTCCTTCGATCATCTTATCCCGCTCTCAAGAGGCGGATCACACACAAAACAAAACGTCGCTGTTGCTCATCTGATTTGTAATCTCAAACGTGGTGCAGGGCGCATAGCTGCACAGTTGAGGCTTGTATAATGGCTGCAAAAGGCCAAGTCGGAGAGCTCTTGGTGTCGATGCGCGCCGAGCTCGGCCAGCTCCGTCTCGACGTGCGTCAGATGGAAGGAATATTTAAATCGAGCTTCACCAACATCGAAGCGCAAGCACTCAGCTTCGGGAAAACCCTAGCATCCTCACTCGGCGTAGGATTTAGCATCGGCGCGGTTACGGCCTTCGCTAATTCAGTCATTCAATTAGGTTCCCGTCTCAAAGATTTGAGCGTTCAGACTGGAATTTCCGTCCAGACATTGAGCGGCATCAAAAGCGTACTCGAAGAAAACGGCACGAACTTAGAGGCATTTTCTACAGGTATTTTTCGACTGCAGAAAGAACTCGGCACGATCAAAAACGACGCCGATCCAACCGCGCAAGCATTCAAAGAACTCGGCTTAAATCTTAGGGAATTGCAAAATGCCGATACCGATAAATTCTTAGATTTAATTAGCACCGCACTTTCCAAGCAAGAAAATCCTATCAACCGCAACGCACTCGCTTTTCAAGCGATGGGTAAACAGGCGCGAGAACTCGTTCCTGCCTTATTGGAGATGGCGGGAAAACTCGATGAACTCAAACGATCAGGATTAACGCCGGCTGATGTACAAGTGCTGGACGACTTCGCAGATGGTTGGGTCCGGGCGTCCAATGCGGCGAAATTATTCGCGGCGACAGAGATAGCTGACGTTATTCGACAATTAAGCAATGATTGGGCGGCGCTTAATGCCGGGCTGGATTTTTTTAAGGATTTGGTTGGTACTGCCGCGACGAGTTCTCTAACCTCATTCGCTCAAGGTTTGCGTAATACGCAGTTGGAAGTTCTCCGCCTTTACGAAGCATTTCTAAAAATAATTCGTGTCGCTCCACTCGCTTTGGAGTTTTTGAGTTTTAATAAACTCGATTTCAATTCCCAGATGTGGACCGACATGATTAAGCAGATTCAAGATTTTCGAGCCGAGCTTGAATCGCCATCCTCGCATGAGGCAGTCGGTGAAGGTGGAACGGCGGCATTTAAACCGCCATTCGATCAAAAAGCAGCTGATGACATGAAGCGGATGATCGAGGCTATCCAAAAAGCCAACGTTGCGCTTCAAGCGCAAATAATCGAATTGAACTACGGCAAGGAATACGCCCAGAATTATATACTCGCACAGCAAGAGATGGAGGAAAATTCGAAGGGTATTTCGGATGCGTTGAAAAAGGAGCAAGACCGTCGCCGTGAATTGACCGATCAATTACGGTTAGAACTTCAAGCGATTGAAGATATTCAAGCTATTTCTAAGGCATGGATCAAAGATATAGACGCGTTGACCGATGCCGAGGAGAAATGGGCCGCGATCAAGATGGACGCGGAGAGCCTGGGCCTAGACGATCTTTCAAAGACGCTCGATCAGATCAGCCGAAAATATATCAAGCTGGTCGCCGACGCCCAAGCGGCCGCGGCCGCGGCGGGTGCTTTGCCAGACGAAATAGAATCGGTCACGCGCCGATTATTGATCGATAAGGCGCTGGAACAAGTACGCGCAAGAGTCGGCTTTACAGGTGAAGGCGTTGACGCCGAAGAAGAAGCAAAAGCGCGGGCCGATAAATTGGGCGCGGACCTCGCCGATTCTTTAACATCGGGTATGCGCAACACTCTACTCGGCATCGAGACCGGCCAGCAAAGCCTCGGCGAGGGAATGAAAAATCTGGTCCGCAACATGATGATAGAACTCGAAGGCGCGATATTCGACAAAACAATCCTCGAACCATTAAAGGCCATCGCCGCGGGTTTTATCTCTGGGCTAGTCGGTGCCTTGGACGACGCCGCAAATACTCAATTAAAAGATTGGGCGAAAGACCTCGGCAAGCAAGTCTCGTCATGGCTCGGTTCCGGTCTAAGCAGCATTTTCGGTTCGGGTCTCTCCTTCGGCAGCGCCGGTGCCGCCGGTCCCGAATTATTGGCCGGTCCCGGCTTCGCTCGCGGCGGGATGATCCCGTCTTTCGCCAGCGGAGGGCTTTTCATCGGCCACGGCGGCGAATTCGTCATGCAAAAAAAAGCCGTCGATAACATCGGCGCGGATACGCTTGGAATGATGAATAAGACGGGCAAGGTACCGGGCAGCGGCGGCAGCGTCGTCAATGTGGAAATCAACGGCGACATCACGCCACGGCAGCCGAACATGACGCCGGACCAGGTTGTGAAAGTCACGGCGGGAAA